GTAACTGGAATGGTTCTTTCAGGTGGATTTATTATGATTGGTATATCATCATTTTTTCCAAAGCAACAAGTCATAATGCAAAAAAAATACGAATCAACCCAAATTATTAAATCAGTCATATTTTTCCCAATTATTTATCATACTTTAGGTGGAATTCGTCATTTTATATGGGATTTTAAACCGCAATTACTATCTAATATCAAAGTTACTAAAAGCTCTTATATTTTATTTGGAACAACTGGAGCATTTAGTATTATTCTTGGACTGATTAATAACAATTCTTATTATCAGAAAATCTTATTAAGATGTTTTCAAACAAAGATATTTTGAATAGGCGGAGCCGATATGAAGAATTTATCAAAAAAAAAGTCCCTCTAAGGTAATGGAAATACCATCATTCGGTAATATAGTTTTATTATTAGCTTTTATTTGTTCTATAGTAATTTTTTGTGTATGTAGTTTTTTTAGTGTTCATCCGAGTAGTTCAAAATTCCTTTTAATGGAATTACTAAAACAGTCCTCATTAGTATATTTTTTGACACAAGTTATAGGAGTGATATATTATTCTGGTTATTTAACTATAGATAAATCGTATATTGTACCGGTTGTTATGGGAATTGGTGTGTATATAATGACTGTAACAATGGGTTATGCGCAAACATCAGATTGTAAAAAACCAAAGAGGGGGGCAATTTTGTTACAATCTTTGAAACCGGTTGTAGCAGTTGTAATAACTTATGCAATTATATTGAAAACAGCTATATTACGTCAAGGATTCGAGGATTTAGCGGGTAAAGGAGCTGATTCTGAATTAGCAATGTGGAGCGCGCTTGGTTTCTGGATGGCAAGTTCTTTATGGCCAACTATACCATTAGCATATTTTTCTATTCAACAAGATTCTTGTAGTAGTGATTCTGAAATAAATATTACGGAGATTCCTGAGAAGGTTCCTGTTCCTCAGACGATATAGTTATATAATTGTAAATTTGTAAAAATCTTTTTTCACCTATTTTAGCAGACTTTGTAACATGTAGAAATGTAGGCTTATCTTTTATACCTTCCAATAAAGAATTCCAATTAGGATAATTTTTAGCAATAATTTGTGCTATTTTCTTAGAAATACCTGGTATTTGACTAATTTGTAAAATAAAACATATTTCTGGAGTAAGATTTTGTTTTTTAGATACATGTAATGTTTGAATATATTCTTCCTCTAATGACTGGCCGCCGCGGGCGTGTCCAAGTGGGTAATTATAGAGTTTTGGGTCTTTTAATAATTTTTCTTTAATAAGTTGAATTAAATTCGTCGTTTCTTGTATCGACCCTGTAAGAAAAACACACATTTTATCCTTGAATTGTAATCGAATAATAATTTGTTTCAAAATATTTTGAAATTTGGGATCATGTTTTGAAGGAGTACCTTCAATTATATATCCTTTGTGAATGAAATCGGATGTGCAAATTCTTTTTTTTTGCTCTGAAAAACGTCCATCACATAAAGAACATTGTAAATCTTTTATTGTTTTTCTTTCCAATAATACCAATTGGGTTTTGTCATCAGATTTTATGATATGTATATCTCCAATCAGAAGATTCGTATATGTAGCTAAATCTGGTCCTAAAATATTTTTAATTTGATTTTCACGATAATCAATTAGAATGTCCATTTGTAATAAGTTTGATTTTTATATTTATATAAGAGTAAGATATGGACAATTACAAGATTTGTGTCATAGGTGCTCTCTGCTTGCTCATTTTAGGCTTATGCTATATGATTAAAAATCGCAATGTTGAGTCATTTGAAGATTCTGCGGATACTGCCGTAAAGGTTGCTGAGCAACCAGCCCCTGTCATAAAGGCACGTGGGGGTAAAAAATCAAGTGGGCCTGTTCCAGCGGCTGAAGGTAGCCAAGAACAACCAAAGAGACTTCTAGATGACGAAAGCGATCCTGTACTAGGAAATGCTAATCCAGCGTCATCTTTTCCTAAAGGTTCTCTAAAACCCCAAGACTTACTCCCAAGTCAAGAAGCTACTGCGTGGTCGCATGCTAACCCTGTTGGAAAAGGTGAACTTGAGGAGCAAAACTTTTTGACTGCAGGATTCCATGTTGGAATCAACACCGTAGGACAAAGTCTACGCAATGCTAATTTACAAATTCGTTCTGAACCACCTAATCCACAAAAAAAGGTAGGACCGTGGATGCAATCAACAATTGAACCTGATTTAAATCGCAAAGCTCTTGAAGTAGGTGGAGAAATGTAAATTTACACCTTTAGAAATTTAAAACGCATACTTTATAGATTGTTTTTCTTTATTTTTCTTGTCTTATTTTTAGATAAATAATATTGAACTGCGGCCGCCATATCGCGTGTTAGGTGTTGTGGAAAAAAAATGAATACATTTCATCTTAGATAAGATAATATAAGTTTTTAAGATAAATCGGAAGAATCCTGTAAACCATCTCGTTACAATGAACTATAAACTCACAAAAGATAAAATAGAGCATTACAATACTAATGTTGATAAAGTGAGAGTGGAAACTTATATAAAGAAGATAGAGCCTTTAATTACAACATTGTTCCAAAGGGAAAGGAAAGAATATGTACATGAACCAACCATGTTTGGTGATAATAGTGAAGAAAATATTAAAAGGCTTGAAATAGCTCACTATCAAAGGCAAAATCAAATGAAAGAGGGTGACTTAGGTCAACTAATAATAGGTAATTGGTTTGGATGGGAAGATTTGAAACAAGGTCATTCAACTGGATTGGACTGTCGAAAGGAAAATAATTCTATTATAATGGAAGTTAAGAATAAATACAATACTTGTAATTCTAGTAGTGCGGAAGCATTACTTGATAAATTATCAAAATATAAAAAAGAAAATCCTCAAACACGTTGTGTTTGGGCTATTGTTAATGCAAAACCCGGATCTAAAAATTTATGTAAAAAAATAACCCATAATGGTGTTGAAATTGAGAAAATACAAGGTGATGAGTTATTTGAATTAGTATTCCGTATTGGAAATATTGATTATTCCACACAAGTAATCAATATGGTAAAGGATATAATTCGTAAAATACACTAGGAATCACACAATACATTTATAACTTCCTTAGCGATAGCTTTTCCCAAATTAACGGGAACAGCATTGCCTATTTGTTTATATATTTGATTAATAGAACCTGAAAATTTGTAATTATCTGGAAATGTCTGAATTCGTGCGTATTCGAGTGTTTGTAGAGGACGTGTTTCTATTGGATGACACCTTTCTGTTTGTTTTTGGGAGGGCGTCGTCAATAAAGTAAGACTTGGCTTCTTCATATCCAAACGTTTAAGAATACCGCGTTTTCCACCACCAGAGTCATAACTGTTACCCATATATTGTCTGGCAATGTCATCTGGTATATCTACCCAACATCCTCCTTCAGGTACTAATTTCATTATATCATATTTTTCTTTTTTATAAACGGTACCTGGTGATTCAGGACAATTTTCAAGAACATCTTTTAACACGGGTTTATATTTATGTGGTTGTGGAAAATTAAATTTTTTTTTTATTGAACTATTGATACCAACTATAATAAGACGTTTCCTATTTTGAGGGACAGAATAATCATTTGCATTTAATACTTTGTAATTTATGATATACTTACCTATTTTGTTAATCTCATTAATAATCATTTGTAAAGTATTTCCTTTGTCGTGTGTTACGAGACCCTGGACATTTTCAATTATGAATACATTCGGAGTTAAAATATTTATCATTTTAATGAAATGAAGAATTAATTTTCCCCGGTCATCCTTTATACCTTCGCGTTTACCCGCTTGTGAAAATGATTGACATGGTACGCCGCCCATTAAAACATCTATTTTTTTATCTTTGTATTTTTCCAAATCTAAATCCACCATACTACCCTTTATAATATTTGCCTCTGGGTGATTCATTTTAAGAGTTTCTACACAATATTTATCTGTATCATTTAACAATAAAGGTTTAAAACCAGAATCTATAAACCCTTTACTTAATCCGCCAGCACCAGAACATACTTCAATAAATGTTATGGCATCGCTGCTCTCGCAGCGCGCGCTGTCGTCGGACAAGTTACTTTGTTGCGTTGATGTCATATTGTTGTTTGACATTCTTATATTTGAACTCATTTTTTTATTAATAATATTCTTAACAATTTCTTCTATCTTTCCTTTATTATCTTGACAAGGATTTTTTTTATTTTGATGTTTATCAAAGTGGGATTTTTGAGAAAACTCTTTAAAACAGCGTTCACAAGTATATTTCGGCATTCTATACTATTACTAAACACTTTATTTTTAACTCATTTTTAACTAAAAGAGTTATGTAAAATGATTAATTAACAGTTCTGGATTATTTATTTCATATAAAATATCATGAAGTAAGCATTCTAACAAATATGCTTTTTTCTTTATGTAAGAAATTTTCAAATTTCTAAACCATGACTTCCAAATCTGTATAAATCTCCAAGTATATTTTGTATTTTTAAATAATAAATCTGGATTATTTACTAAAATATCGGAATACATTTTATAAAATTCACTATATCTTTTCCAAGTTGAATACTCATAATTATTTGTTTTTAATTTGACTAAATATTCGGCAAAATTAGGATTTTCAGTTTGGTTAATTCTAAAATGAGTTATTTCAATTCCAAAAGCTCCTATATTTTTGAATGAACGTAAAACCATAATACCTGTAAATTTAATGTATTTTGGTTTAGACAAATTATTATATTTATACTTGAATTGACTAATAATATTTTTCTTAGTATTTCTGTTATATTTATCTTTTAAATCACGACCCCCATATATATCTTGCCATAAAATCTGAAATTCAAGTGGTTCAAAAGATACCCATTCGGGTATTTTAACAAAAAAAGGACTATATTTGTTAAAATCTTCTGAATTTGAACTCATAGAAATAAAATCCCAGCCATATGACTTTGTTCTTGAATCTGATTCTGAAAAATTCATATTTTTTCAGTATTATTTATTGAGTAAACATATATTTTTTACTTTTTGTTTAAAATTTTAGAATTATCAATATTTTCCGGACCATAGCTGAATCTTTGAAATACAAATGTTCTATTTAAGAAACTTGCAGATTTTTCTTCTTCAGACATTACTATTTTTTTACTATTATTTTTCTGATTATTATAGTAGTATTCAAAATTTTTCGAAATTTCTGGTACATTTTTGAATCCTAATTTAAACATTCTATGGGCAAAGAAATCGAAGTCAACTAAATATTCGGGATGGATCATGTCAATGCTTTGAACCAATACCTGGATTTCTTTACCCAATGAACCTAATTCTTGCTTTCCATTTTTGCCAAAATCTGTATCATAATTTTTACGGATTCTTAAAGTTTCTGTACCATTTGCATCTCTATATACTAAATCCCCACCTTTGTTTTCATTTAACTTATTATGAATTATATTTCCATCATAGCAACATCCTGCAAAATATCCCCCAACTTTAATATTGTGTGCTATATTTTGAATAAAATTCTCAAATATTGATTCATTCTTGAAGAAATAATGAAGCGCAAAGAATACTGTAGCAACATCAAAAGTATGCTGTAAATCAAAGGTCTTATTATCTTTCACATAATTTTTGTAAATTCCGTCAGTATTTGGTAAATCAAATGTAGAACTATTTGTAAATAGTTTTCCAGCATCACCAGATAAGAATACTATCTTATTTGAATCATAATTTTTTTTTAGAAGGCCATCTTGTTTCAGTTTTTTATATAAACGCATATATGCCCCATTGTCCTGATTATGTAAGTTATCAATACTATTATCAATACCTACAACAGTTGCACCATAATCAAAATATCGAGGTATATCTCCACCTTTTCCAGAACCAATATCTAATAACTTTTTCCCATCTGTTTTACCAATTGTATTTTCAAACAAACTATCTTTTACACATAAACGATGGAATCTTCGTAAATTTGTATCAGTTCTTTTTGTACCATCATTGTAATAAGTATCAATTTGTTCTTCATTTGTTGGTATTTCATCTTCTCCAGTCATTATTTCTTTAGTCACTGGTAAATAATAAGAATGCCAAATATCAAGAGCAACTTTATAGAAGTTTGGTTTGTCTTTATCCTTACGAATACGTATTGGTACCCACCGATATTCTTCATCCGCATCTTTTTCATAAATCATTTCTACAATGTCATTGTTTGAAATTTTTGTACCAGTCCATTCTCCATTATTTTTACATCGAACTTTACCATCAATAATGGGAAGCTTAACATAACGTGCGTTTTCATCTTCTGGATCAAATGGTTTAAACTCCTTTACTAAATCCTTCTTATAATATTGTTGAAAATTTTCAATTCCATTCAAATTATTTATAAAACTTTCGCGAGTAAAAGGTTGTGGTTCTTTGTCGTAAGTGACAGATAAAGAACATCTCATAAATTTACTCATTACATAACCCGATTCAGTTTTTAAAGGTCTTTCATGTTCATCCATAAAACGTATTTTGAAATCAATACTATTGAAAGTTACATCTTTCCATTTGAGTAATCTATGAAAGTCTTTACCGCTTTTAATAAATCCACCCTTATTTTTATCATACAAATCGTTTCCTCCAACTTTATCATTTGGGGTGAAAATTAAACCATCATTTTCATAAATGTCTTCATCTATATCCTTAAAACATTCATTACATTCAGAATGAAATCCCTTATTTGTCATTGAAATAAATTTTTTAAGAATAACTCTTGGAATCAATCCATTATCAAATTTTTCAACAGTAGTATTGCCCATCAATAGAATATCTTTTGCTAACTCTAAACGTTCTTCGAAAAATTTACTACGAACATCTTGTCCCTTATAGAAATAACAATCAAATATAAGATAATCGGCAATTAATACTGAATCTTTAGTTTGATTTATCATTTCACCATCAAATATTGAACCAGCATATTTTTCATCGAAAATATATCCAGTTGGCTGATATAATTCAGACTTTGAACCGAATAAGTACAACTCTCCATTTTGATTTATGATTCCAGTCATTCTAAGTCCATCTGATTTTGGTGTCAAATAATATTCCAATGCTTTTGATTTCATTACACGTAATCTATCCATGCTTAAAGATACAACATTAGGACTGATTCTATATCTTGTTTGGTTTCTTCTAATTATATTCATATCGAGATCAGAATCATTCTTTAAAATTGTTTTATAGTAAAATTTCTCAACTTCTTGAATATCTCGAATACATACTATTTTCCATGTATTCCTACATGAACACAAAATGATTTCTATCAGTTTTTCCCAATTCTCTATTTCAAATATTTTTCTATCATCTATATTTACTATATTAGGTACATATTCTATCTCTATTTCATAATTTTCTTTGTTAACTAAAGTATTTGAGTCTCTTAAAGTATATTCACTTATTCCAGACCTTACGACAGTTAGGTCTACTGAATATCTTTCATCAACCAAGTACGAATATCTATTTTTCAAACGGAACTTTTTTTTCAACCTTTTCCAATTAGCAAGAATATTACCAAATTCAGCTCCACTTTCATCAACATAATTCTCTGATTTTAAATTTATTTTACATCCTATACTTAGTATAGTCGAATCCTCTCTCTCTTTCTTTATAACAGACCACGCATTTCTCGGAATATTTGTTAATTTATCTGTCTTAAAGTATTCCTCAATATAATGTGTACCATATATACTAACACGATAAGAACCTATCGATATATCCAGAATTTTAGAACGTTCTTTTATATTTTTCCAATTACCAATACAGGTTTTTTTACGACATAAATCCATAACACGTGTAAATGAATCCAGATTAACTTTTGGAGTAGTAATTAAACATTCAAATTCATATTCATCATTATCATATGCCCTTTTTGCATAACTTTTTATATTATCTTTGTCTAATAAAGACAAACCCATTCCTGTTTCACACATATTATTATAATTAATAAGTCATTTTTATTATATTTTATTAAATCATATTTTACAATTTATGATAATAATTCTTGTACTTGTTTAATGTTAGTTTCTCTAACAAGACGGACATTTGAAGCTTTTTGAAAATGTTGCTTATCACCTTCTATAATATTTATGGTTCTAAATTTAACTTTATCACCCTTATGCAGCTTTTTTGTTTCTGTAAATACATATATACCGGTTTCTAAAGGATCATCACATTTTATAAATCCACAACCCCCTTTTACAACATTAGTTATTGTCCCAAATAATGTTATATATTTCTTTGTGGATTGTTTCTTCTTTTCATTGATACAAACCTCTTTTTCTTTTTCATCTTGGAGTTCTTGTTCTTGTTCTTGTTCTTGCTCTTGTTCTTGTTCTTGTTCTTTTTCTTGTTCTTGTTCTTTTTCTTGTTCTTGCTCTTGTTCTTGTTCTTGTTCTTGTTTTTGCCTTTTTTCGGCAGCATCCATTTGTAGTATCTCTATTTTGCGTTGTCGAGTGTATACTGCTTCTTCGATATCAACCACCCGCTGCTTTGATTTCTGTAATGCTCTCATTAGATTTTCATCCTCAGTGCCTGGTTGTTTAACGTCTTGTTTAACGTCTTGTTTAACGTCTTGTTTAACGTCTTGTTTAACGTCTTGTTTAACGTCTTGTTCTTGGATTTGTTGTGTTTTTTTCTTTGGCTTTTGTTGTGATTTTGGATCAGTTCTTATTTTATATCTATTTTTATAGGCTTGCTTAGATTCTTTCTTATTATCCGATTTTATGTCGTAATTTTTCCTTGCTTTTAAGTCATTTCTTCGTCTTTTATCATTTCTGTTTTTCTTATTTTTATTTTCGTTAAACTTTAAACCTTTCTTATCATTTTGAATGGATTTGTTTAATTTAGTAGATATTTTTATACTTCTCTTCTTAGTTTTAACTACACACCATTCATCGTCTATTCTGATATCTTCTGCTCCCATTTTAATGTTTTCATTATAAATAGCGATTTCTTCTATCATAGCTTCATCTCCCCACCATTTTTTGTTAAAATCATCGTATATATCTGGCATATTTGATATATTTTGTAAAATTGACATTTGATTATTTAGTGTATATATAAACTATTAATTAAGATACTTTTATGTATTTGCTTTTAGTACAAAAGTAGTATAAGATTATTATGATAAGTTTTTATTTAAATGAAAATCTTAAATAATTGTTTGTTAGCATTTAGTGTCATTATTACAAATTATGGATTTGTTCCAAAATATAATATTGTACAATCGAAGATTAAGAATAGTAGGTTTAATAATGTACCATTACACCTGTCCAGAAACAGTAGTTTATCAACATCTAAATTAGACGAAGAGGATGAACCTGATATTATAGAAAAATATAGTAATTGGTTTGGGTGGTTTCCACCTGAAAAAAAATGGAAAAGTGTTCGTTTTACATTTTACGCTATTAGTGCTGGTTATCTATTGGCAGAAGGAACTCAGAATTTAATGGAATATATCAATAGTCCAAAGCTTAATTTGTAATTTATAGTATAAGATTAATTAACCATTATTAATTAATTGTGATGTCTGTACTATTAGAAGATTTTGAAAATAAATCGGAATCTGAAATGGACATTGAAAATGAAAATAGTATAGATAAATTTGAGCATATGGGGTTAAAAAAAACAATACTTAGGGGTATTTTTGCATACGGATATGAAGCACCAAGTCAAATTCAAAGAAAAGCAATACCGATGTTTTTATCTGGAAAAGATATTATAGCTCAAGCACAGTCAGGTACTGGTAAAACAGCAACTTTTTCTATTTCAATATTACAATTAATTGACGAATCCATAAAAGGAGTACAAGCCATTATTATGTCACCTACACGTGAATTAAGTGAACAAATATATACTGTTATCCGTGGTATTGCTTTTTATACAAATATTCGTTTTGCTCTTATTTTGGGTGGACAATCGCGATTTGAACAAATCAATGAAATAAGAGATGGGGCGCAATGTATTATTTGTACTCCGGGTAGATTTAATGATTTTTTACATAATTCATGTGTTGATGTTTCAAATGTAAAACACATTGTAATTGATGAAGCTGATGAACTTTTAACAAATGCTTTTATACATCAAGTTAAAAATATTGTTGAAGTAGTTTCTAATAATGCACAAATATGTTTATTTAGTGCAACATTGCCAAAGTTTTGTTATAGCATTGCTGAAAAGTTTTTAGTTGACCCTGTAAAAATTTGTGTAAAAAAGGAACAACTTACATTAGAAGGAATTAGACAGTATTATATAGCTACTCATGATGATAAGCAAAAGTATGATGCTATTACTGATTTATACGAATGTATGATAATTAATCAGTTAATCATTTATTGTAACACTAAACAAAGGGTAATGTATTTAGCAGATAATTTGACTAGAGATGGACATACATGTACTTGTATTCATAGCGATCTAACCACAAATGAACGTATGAATGTAATGTATCAATTTAGAAAGGGAGATAGTCGTGTTCTTATATCTACTGACCTTTTATCAAGAGGTATTGATGTTCAGCAAGTTTCATTGGTTATTAATTACGATATTCCAAGAAATATTGAAAGTTATATTCATCGCATTGGCAGAAGTGGTCGATTCGGTAGAAAAGGTATTGCACTAAATTTTATATTACAGTCAGACAGAGAAACTATGCGAAGGTTAGAACAGTTTTATTGTACACAAATAGAAGAATTACCGGCTAATGTAGACGATTTATTTACTATTAATCAAAGATAGTAAAGGTACACTTTAAATTTTCAAAAACAGTCATCACACTACCTTTATTATCAAATTCACCGCAATATCTTGGAGCTGAGAAAATTGTAACTAATTGTCTATTTCCATAAAATTCATACCCGTCTTCAACAACTTGATGACCTCTTGCAATTAATTCTAATCCGTTTGTTTTTAAAAAATTTTGAAGCACATCTCTACAAAATACATATGATGCTCCTCTATCATTTGGATGCCAACCTTGTAAGAATTGGGGACCATCCGTTTCTGGATCTGACCATAGAAGATCGCATAATATTCCACTATCTGGAATATCGGTTGGGCGTTTTATATTTTTTATATCGTTATAGTTGATTAAATGTGGTGATATTCCACCATGCATACATAACATTAAAGGATCTAATTTTGGTAAACCAATTGTTGCTGCTACTGGCATTACATTAAAAGTATCTACAAAACATTTCCATAGTTTTATTGACCCCCGCCTTTTACATTCATCATAAAATCCATACATTCTAGAAACGTCCGCAGTTTCGTGATTTCCCCTTAGTAAAAATACATCTCTATGATACAATAATTTGTAACAAAATAAAAGACATATTACCTCAATACTTTGTTTTCCCCTATCAACATAATCACCTAAAAATAGGTAACGATTTTCTCTTGATGGATATCCCAATTTATTAAAAATTGATAACAAATCTGGAAATTGGCCATGTATATCTCCACATATATGAACAGGAGGGTTTATAGATATTAACATTTCATCATTTTCAAGTGCAACTTTTGCTTGACGAATAAGCCAAAATAGTGCCTTCATAGTAATTGGTAATTTATCCGTTTTTGAATTTAGTAATGATTTCAATATAATCTTAATATAATTATGGATTATTAACAAATCTTCACGACTATTACCCATTAAAAATGTTTACGGATTTTTATCTATATATATTCTCCGCTATTAGGTAGTTTTTATATTGATATAGTATATGGAATATGTATATTTTATGTCAATTAGTCTCGCCATAATATCATTATATTTAGTCGTCAGTTTCTATAAACAAAATAAACTAAAAGAATCTTTTCAAGATTGTGTTACGGACGACTCGAATCTTAGCATAGACTGGGATGATGGAGATAGTGGTGATTGGAGCGACAACAATTACAAATTGTGGGAGGCTGGTGATGCGAAATGCTCTGATTTTGACGATCGTCCTGATAAATGTGCCCCAAGTGATGGAGAAAAAACAAGAGTTGTAAAAGATGGAAATAGATATAAAACCTGTAAATTTGATAACGATGACGGCGACGACGATTATGGCAACGACGATTATGGCGACGATGAGGAATGTCCAAATGCTACAAATAGTTTAGCTAAGGAAAAGTATTGGGAAGACCATGATGATAAGGGGTGTGACAGATTAACTTCAAAAGGTCAGGCGAAGTGTGAGGAACGTCATATTTATGATACGACCCTAGGTACTAATGTACACTGTGAGTGGGATGATGGCAAATGTAAATATGTTGGTAAATGTCACGGCGACGGCGATGATGGCGACGACGATTATGGCAACGACGATTATGGCGACGATGAGGAATGTCCAAATGCTACAAATAGTTTAGCTAAGGAAAAGTATTGGGAAGACCATGATGATAAGGGGTGTGACAGATTAACTTCAAAAGGTCAGGCGAAGTGTGAGGAACGTCATATTTATGATACGACCCTAGGTACTAATGTACACTGTGAGTGGGATGATGGCAAATGTAAATATGTTGGTAAATGTCACGGCGATGATGGCGACGGCGATGATGGCGACGGCGATGATGGCGGCGGCGGTAATAACAATGGCGCAAACCCTTCC